CAGTGATATCGTCATCTAAACCCTCTGCATTATCTGTATAACAATAAAAATAGACATCGAACTGATCCGGAGTATTTCTCCGAGCCATGTTCTTCAGTCGGTTCACGAAGTGTGGGCCGTATTTGGTTCCCCATTTACTACAAACATAATTAACTCGCATTGCAACCACCACACTTTTTGTGACAAATAGTCAGGGGATTTCTTTTCAAACTCTGACTAATGTTTTCAAAATCATTACTGTAAATTATCTCACCCACAGTAAAGTTCTTCAGACTATTATACTTGTTATTGTAGGTATAGTCAAGGGGATGATAGGGTAAAAGTTTGCTTTCTAGTGTGTCTCTTGCAATGAACGCACATGGATATGCCCCACTGTCTGCACTGACATAGAAGTATCCACTTTTTCTCGCATCACACCATACCGGATCAGAGTTCTTGGACTTTGGTTTTGGTCTACGAATCTCATTTTTTTGTTTGAACATCTTTAGTGTTTCTAAATTGACAGGAATATCACTGGCGATAGTTTCTTGCACTACCGGATTGTGTACAGTTTGTTTGGGGTGTTCGACATACTCAATTTCATCAATCCAATTTGGTTTAATAAATGTTTGGTCGTAAGTTTGCACCGTAAGTGTTACACCATTGTCTCGGAAGTATTTACATATCTCTTCAAAGTGTTCTGACTTTGTTGGGTCAGAAAGTTCGCACATCAATGTTACCCAATTGACTCTATACCTGTCAAAAATTTTACGGATAGATGTCAAATTATGTTCATGGCCTGTCAAGAAAATGTCGTTGTAAGAATCTTTTGTGTCATTCCTTGCGGCACTTAGTTGTACTAAAGCACCATCGGGAGAACCGTCTTCATACAGACCGCGATACATGTCAGAGTATTGTTCGCCGTGCATCTGAAAATACTTTACCAGAGTGTCATCGTCGGACATATTGTCTTGTTTGAGTATCGACATCAATTCATCTTTTGGCATGATATTGTAGAGCCTTTCAAACACCGCCTCATAGTCCTGTTTATAGAAAAGTTCCTTGAGGTTTTCTATGTAGTATCTCTTGTATAACTTCTGTGTGTCTGCGTCATCCGCATCCCAGAACAATCTCTGAATGCCGTAGAGTTTCACGTTCTTCATAAACTCTTGTTTTATCTTTGGTAGTTCATTCTTATACCACAGTCTGCGATATAATGCAAAACACTGCATCCAACTTACATTCCAAAAGTATCTTGCGGGCCCGCTAAGTGTTGCCTCTTCATATACAATTTTGTGTTGTCGAGAAATGTATCTCTCCTTGTAAAAATCATAGATGCCATCTGCATCTTTGTTCCAGTATAAAGATTGATCACCCCGTTGCAACATCGGGTCATCTGGGAAGTCTGCCAAAAACTTTTTGTGCATGGATATCATATCACCAGTGTCAAAGATTTCTTTGATGATCTCTTTGTGGTGCGGTTCGATTCTTCTAATGAATGTGAAGTTGGATATTTCTTTTTCTAGCTCTGGGACAGACTCTTTGATCTCTGAGATAGTTCCCTTCAACTGATTTTCTAACTCTGGAAAGTATTCGATCATCTGCCATGTCAGAGATGTTAGATCATTCTCGTTGACCATTTGCCGCAGTTTGTTTATTACACCCTGATCCATGTAGTTTCTTTCCAGAGTTTCATCTGTCATTGAATCAAACTGTGACCAGTTTTTGATACTGTCAAACTTGTCCTTGTACTTCTCCCAATCTTCTTTTATACGAGGCAAGTCTTTGTAGAACTTATCCACTAAGACATCAAAGACCACCTTGTGCATCTTGTAAACATATCTTTCTTTGTAAAATTCATAGATGCCATCTACGTCTTTATTCCAATACAAAGATTCATCGCCCTCTAATAACAAGGGGTCAGTGGGAAAATCTGCAAGAAATTTTTTGTGCATAGAAATCAGATCACCATCAAGTTCTTTGATAGTTTCTAGGTGTCGTGATTCTATTTGTTTCACAAACGGTTGATATGCGTTTGCGTCATTGATCAACGTATCAATTCTATCCGTGTGTTTGTTCTTTGTGAAAAAGTTTTCTGGGAACTTGGGCATCCACAGTCTTTCAAACTCATTCTTACCATACCAGTGTATCAGTATGTTGTAGTCCTTTACTGCGGCTGGTTTGAAAAATTTCTGAACACTTTTGTTTGGCACAACAGGGACATCAAAGATACAAAACTTGGCGTCTTCTCTGTACAGATGTTCTGTCAAATTGTCTGGGTATGACTGGCCTCTGTTGTAAGAGTAGACCCAATCCGATGGCAGGAAAGACCAGTAGTTGTCACCAACCACATCGTGTTCGCGGTAGGGGTAATAGTTGTCAGTTCCCTTCCAGAATGTTTTGAACACGGTGTCTTTGTGTTTGAGAACATCATTGTAAATCTTTTCACCCTCATCATTGCACCACAACATGACACTGGAGTTGTAAAGACTGCCGCGAATGTCTTTGAATCTCCGGTCATTTAACACATTGGGGTCTTCCCAATTAGAATATAACATGTGAGGTGTGGCAGATAGTTCAAATATCTCATCAATGTTGTTCTGGATCACAACGTCCAAGTCCAGATAACAGAATGGGCCCTTGGTTCGTAACCAATGGTGGGAGTTGAGAACAAGAAACTTTGCTCGATCCCAACAATAGTTTTCTCGGCCAAACCAGTAGTCCGGATGCAGGGGATCGACTTTGGGTATTGATCGAATGGTTATACCTTTGTCGATACCATCTGAATCATCGGTGTAACATATAAACTTATGACGCTTAGTATAGTTCTGTTGAACCATTTTGCGTAAGTTGTTTACATACTCTGCTGAATACTTGTTACCCCATTTTATGCAGAGAAAGTGCATCATAATATTTTTGTCTCAAGTTATGTCTTACTTCTTCTTGACCATTCAAAAGAACAATCGGATACTCAGGTTTTATCTGATGAGCTCTAGGCGCGACATCAGTTTCTACATCAACCCCACCAAGAAAAGAATATATCAATCCTCTCGGGAAAACACTCCCGAGAATATTCTCATGATATAAAAACCTATCGTCTCCACAGTATTTAGTCATGAAGTATTGATCTTGTTTTGAAAAGGTATCGTAAATATATTTTGCGTTTCTATCTCTCCAAGCCATGACGCTGGAGTTATACATACCTTTCCATTTTTGCATCCACGGATCATTTTCTGATCCCGCGCCTCTGTACTTAGAGTCTGGATTGTGTTTGCGATTTGTAGTTGTCATCCTATCATCTTTCCAGTAGGTATAACAGATTGTTGGTCGAAAACACCAATCAAATAATTTATTCAAACCATCCTGTATTATAACATCTAAGTCTAGGTAAAGGCAATCCCCAACCCAATCGTGTTGAAACATTTTTATTTTTTCCCAGTGACCATCCGGCTCTTCTATTCGGATTTGTTTTATTTCTGGGCGTAGATGTTTTGAGTTTTGATCGTCAATGAGGCAGACATGATTATAGTTCTCCGTTGCATCATAAATACGGTGAACATCTTCAACATCATATTTGTCTCCGTAAAGGAGAGTTACTATCGTTTTCAAGGTAATCATTCCATCTTATAAATAGTATTTAGACACAGAGGAAAACGTCATGACTGTCAAGACCACAAAAAATTTAGTGATAGATCAAGGTTCTACTTTTAGTGCTACTATATCTGTAACCACAGACGGATCGACTGCAAAGACATTAACTGGATATACCACAACTGGCCAGATCAGAAAGTCTTACGGTAGTAGCACTGCTACAGATTTTACTACCTCTCAGGTAGATGGTACGGGTGTGATAACAATATCACTGACCGCAACACAAACCGGCGCACTAAAAGCTGGTAGATATGTCTACGATGTAGAGATTGCAAATTCACCAGAAGTCATTCGTGTAAGAGAGGGTATCATAACCGTTACTCCACAAGTTACACGATAAGTATTTATAATGTCAAAAGAACTCTCTAAATTCTTTGCTGCGATTGCTGAGGAAAAGAAAAAATCCAAAGCAAAAACCAAGCAGCGCTCAAAGAAATCTGAGGATTTTGTAAAACAGTTCTCCGAGGAGTTTGCCAAACTAAAAGAACAAGAAGAACAACACAAAAAAGATGTCGCTGCTATGGAGGCATTTTTGACTCAACCTTCTCCACCCAAACCAGAACCAGAATATGAGGAAGACACTGGTGAGGATGAAGGCAAAATGATCTACAGTGGATCGTGGGAAGAACCAGAACCCGATCCAGAACCAGAGTTGATACCCGATACTCCTCTACAAGAACAAGCTCTGGAATACTTGAAGACCAAGAAGAAAGAGATTGCTGAAGAATCTGCCGAAGTAGAGTCAATCAAGAAACAGATTCAAGACCTCAAGAAAAATATCAATAGTCTAAGTCTTGCCCAACAGGGTATGGGTGGCGGTGGTGCCGTAAATATCAGAGACATGGATGATGTTGATATCTCTACTGCTCTTGTAAATGGCAAGTTTTTAAAATACAATTCTTCTACTGGTAAGTTCAT